ATGAGTGTATACATCACACTCTTGTTTATCAGATTTAGTCTCATCAACTACTGATTCATCCTCATCTATCTCATATTCCTGACCTTCAGGTAGATATTTCTCTATTAATTTTTTGTTGATTCTTTCTCTTGTGACTATTTCAATCACGTTGCCGTTACCATCTCGCTCTATCACGTAGCGGTTCAACGGGAATAACTTCAGTCCTTCTTTACCCATAAAGATAAGTGAATTACCAGCTACAACTAAGTGTTGTAATGCTTGGTGTATTACTACACGATCATCTGATGCTGCAATAGCATCAAGTATGGTACGCTCTATCTTTGCAAAGGATAAGTCTAATTCTGATTTTACTTCCGGTGGAAACTCTTCTCCTAATTGTGATTCATCTAATTGTAGTTTAAAGAAACTAGTCTGAGGTGGGACAAGACTAAGAGATAATTTACTAGCTAAAGCAACAACTCCTTTGGCTCCAACGGATTGCCAAGGAGTATTAAGTTGCTTCATGCCTCTCGCATGTTCTTCATGACCACGAATTAAATAAGGTAGGGTAAGTTTCCCTGCGTCTTCCGCTTCTGTTAGAAACTGGGAACGATCACTGGATAAATAATCATACCTAGATTTAGCTGTCATTGTTTTATGCTATGTTTAATGATGTATTTTTTATTCGTGAACCACCTCTATTAAAGAAACTAGATCTAAACTTTGGTCTATCACTAGGTAACTCGTTTAAAGTTTTAACTCCTTTAACGTCTTGATTCATAGGCTTACCTGATTTACCATAAGTAGCTGCAACTCTTGCTCGTTCAGCATCTCTCATTGCTTGCTCTTGGTAAACTTTAAGTTGACCTGATTGTTCAGCTCTGGCTTTTTCTATCTCTCCTATAGTAGCTTGTTGTCCAGAAATTAAATCTTGGAACCCACTTATTTGAGTTTTATAATCTCCGATAGTAGACTGATAGTCACTTATAGCAGATTTATAATCTCCAATTTGAGAATCCCAAGCTGATTTCTGAGTAGCTAATGCTGTCTCATATGTATTTAGTGTATCCTGCCAACCAGATTCTTTACCAAGATACATGTTTCTTAATTCAGAAATCTGAGAATCATATACTCTATCTTGAGCAGCTCTTTCAGTTTTAAAATCATCTAGCAATGATGATCTGATATCTTGCTGTTCTTTAGCAGCTGTTTCTGCCCATTGATTTTTAGCTAAATCAAATTCAGTAGCCCAATCAGATTCAGCTTGTTTCAAAGCATGTGCATATTGATCAGACAAACTAGATTTAGTCTGTGCTAATTGATCAGCAGCATAAGCAGCCATCTCAGCTTTCTGTGCAGCTAAGTTTGATTGATATTGATTCTGTGCTTGGGTTTGCCACTCACTTTGATACTGTGCTAATTGATCTTTAGATATATACTTACTTAGATCTATATGTTTAGGTTGAAGAGAAGGTTGAGGAGGCTTTGGTTCTGGAGGAGGTGGTGGTGTTGCTTTCCATGTACCAGACATAACTTCTTCAGCATCTAAGATGTCTTGTACACTTTCAAACTTTCGTCTTCCATGTCTCTTCTCAAGAGCAGAGCCATATATATTATCCCGATTGTAAGCATCCCAATCTAGGATTTCATACTCTTTATGTGAATGTCCAAGCTGTTCACCAGTTATCCAACCATCATCATCTATAAGTTTGGTCCTCGATTTACCTGTAAAAAGACGACCATCTTTTTCCATGTTATTTCCAGCAGCTATATTATGACCAAAACCTCCATCAGTGTAATACTTAGTTCTCCAATTTCTTGAATCATCTAATAAAGTTTGGTTACCATACTGATTAAATCTAGAGAAAGATGGTGAATCTTTTTCAAAATAACGATACCCACCTTCATCATAGTTATACCAAGCTATACTTTGACCTCTTGGATCTCGTGCAGGATTATATTTTCTAGCCATACTAATCCTCCTCTAATCTATTTCTCAGCCATTCAATGACTGATCGTTGTCCTGATTTATACATAATTGATCCTATATCTTCTTTAGGATGTGGGTTAACTGGTGGAAATTTTTCCTCCAGTTCTAGGAGGATTGACTCTATGTTAGGCCCGAGTAAAGGCTCAAGCGTATTGTGGTAGGTTGACATTGCTATGCTCGAAGAATGCTGGCATACGTGCTGACCGTGTATCAGAAAGTTGTGGGGCTTTGCCCTCATACATTAATCGGTCTGATGAATCCAGCCAAAAATTTTTGTCCAAATATTTATCGGTAGTATTTATACCTAGTGGTTGAAAGATCCAATTAATCGTGGCCTTCCTAAGTTTGTCCAAAGAATTACTAGGGCGTAGACCCATAGCAGAACAAACGAGACTGTTACAGGCCACGTGTATTTGTTCATCTCTGGAAATATCAGCTGATACTGTTCGGATACCCGAATCACCACAAAACCTAAAGAAAGGCAGAATAACAAAAAATATAGCACGTTCAGCTACCAAAGCTTTTAATATAGTGTGATCAGGGTGGGCTTCCCATGCGTCACGCAAACGGAAAGCTTCATATTCTGCTTTTTCATCAACGCCTATTGCGTTCGTGATATATGTAAGAGCAAGATCATGTTTGATCTCATCCTTAACATTTGATTCTAAAAGAGTCCGTGCAGATTCGGGAACCTCCTTTTCAAGTGCCTCTGTAATAAACT